TGCGTGTGGCGACGCGCTGGCGGGTGGCGCTGCCGATGATGAGGATGCGATGACAGACCGGCTAGAGCTTCGCTACGTTGACCTCGCCACGCTTCGGCGCTGGGATCGCAACGCCAAGCGCCACGACATCGGCGCGCTGGCGGCGTCCATCACGCGCCACGGCTTTCGAGACCCGCCCGCCTACGACCCGGCGCTGAACGGCGGCGAGGGCGGGATTGTCGAGGGCAACGGGCGCGGCGACGCGTTAAGCGCGATGCAGGCGCAAGGCCAAAGCGCCCCGCGCGGCGTGGTCGTGGAGGGCGGCGCCTGGCTGGTGCCGGTGCTGTTCGGCGTGGACGCGCCGAGCCAGGCCGCCGCTGAAGCTTACGGCGTGGCGCATAACAATCTCACCATGGCAGGCGGGGACTTCACCGACCTCGACATGGCGGGCATGTGGGAGCCAGAGGGCTACGCGGCGCTGCTGCGCTCCCTGGCAGAGCAAGGCGAGATCCCCGTAAGCATTGACGCGACGGCGCTGGACGCGCTGCTGGCGGGGCTGGCGGGGCCGACATTTGAGCCAGTCGGCATTGACGAGCAAGGGCGGCTTGATCAAAAGGCAACATGTGCTTGCCCGGAGTGCGGCCATGTCTTTACACCTTGACTGGTGCAGCCATCAGGCTGCAAAGTATGCCGTTGAGCATTGGCACTATAGCCGAAAGATGCCCGTAGGAAAAATAGTAAAGATTGGAGCCTGGGAAGATGGGACATATATCGGATGCGTGCTGTTTAGCCGGGGAGCAAATGCTCACATTGGACGCCCGTACAACCTTAGACAAACGGAGGTGTGCGAGTTAACAAGGATTGCATTGACCTCGCATCGTTCGCCAGTTAGTAAAATAGGATCAATTGCGATCAAAATGTTACGTGCCCAATCTTCCGGCATCCGACTTATTGTTAGCTATGCAGACCCCTCGGAGGGGCATCATGGCGGCGTTTATCAAGCGATGGGATGGGTATATACTGGACATACAAGCGGAACCCATATGCTAGAAATAAACGGGAAGCGGTTACATAAAAGAGAAGCAAACGCTCGTTATGGCACAAACGATAGCACGATCTTGGGCGGAAAATATGTTTACCCAGAACAAAAACACCGTTATCTTTGCCCCCTAGACGCTGCCATGCGTGCGCAGATCGCGCCGCTTGCGCAGCCCTACCCGAAGCGACCATGCGCAGCAAGCATTGACGGCGATGCACCCGGCCTCCAGCCGGGGGAAGGCGGTTCGACTCCGACCGCTGCGCTCCACACTGAGCTATGACAAGCACCCCCGCCACCATCACGATCCCACGCCAGCCCAACGAGCGCGCCGAGCGGCATGAGGCCCGCTTATCCCTTTGTAATGCGGTAAACGTTGTGCCGTGGTATACTATAAAGACAACGAAAAGCCCCGCTCGTGCTGCTAACACGACGAGGCAATGGTCAACACCTTTTGGGAGGCGTGACATGTCTAGTATAGCCTATTGCGCCGTTTGCGGCGCCCCCCTCACCACAAAACGCCCAAATCCTAAGTTCTGCTCTAAGGCATGTATGGGCGTGGCGTTTCGCCAGATCCTTGACAGGCCATGCGCTCATTGTGCGGCGCCGTTTCGCCCGTCTCACCAGGAACGTGCGTATTGCTCTAAGGCGTGTGCAGATGCTGCCCGAAGGCAACACGTTGCGCATACGTGCGCGTGCGAGCAGTGCGGCGCCCTGTTTAGCTCGTTACAAAACCACCGTAACCGATTTTGTTCAATGCTCTGCTTCCGCGCACATGTGCAAGCTACGAAATATCTTACTCGCAAGGTGTGCGAGTTTTGTAGTGCAACGTTTGAAACTGAGCGCGAAGAGGCGCGCTTCTGTTCGCAGCGGTGTGCCACCAAGGACGACTCGCGCCAAGGGCGCGTGCTCGTCTACTGCGATGGGTGCGGGGCGCTTGTTGAAAAACAGAAGTGCAAGGTTAATGCTGCTGCAAGCTCGTTTTGCAGTGCCGCGTGCCGCGCGGTATGGCGCGCGTCTACAAAAGCGGTGCAGTGCAGGGGCTGTGGCGCACCGTTTCGAGTTGGCAGCGGCGACGCGCGGCCACAGACGTTTTGCACAAAGCCGTGCTATCAGCAGTGGCTGCATATGCAAACGTCAAGCAAGCTAGAGCAGCGCGTGGGCGCCTCGCTTGGCGCGCGCGGGATCGCAGTGGCACCGCAGTTCCCTCTGTGTGGCTTCATCTATGACTATGTGGTAGAAGATCGTCGCGTGCTCCTTGAGGTTGATGGCACGTATTGGCATAGCTTGCCCCGCGCAAAGGATCGGGATCGGGCAAAGGATATTGTGGCGTATCGCAATGGATGGCGGCTGCTGCGCGTGGCTGAGGCCGACCTTACCGCCGCATGGGACAAGACAATAGAGCGCATCGTGCAGGCAATCCTCCAATGAAAGATGCTGTCATTAGCATTCCAAGGCTTCCGAGCGAACGCGCCGAGCGGCATGAGGCCCGCGTGCTCTACCTGACGATGGGCGCGGATCGTTCGCTGGCGCATGTTAGTCAAAAGTTGGGCAAAAGTACAGACCTCATGGCGCGCTGGAGCGCCGCCGATGGTTGGGCAGAGCAGGCGCGATCCTACGACAGCACGCTGGCGAACCTCGCCGCCCGCGCGCATGCCGAGAGCTACCAGCGCGACCTCGAAGCGCACCGCGCCGACGCGATGCAGTACGGGCGGGCGCTGTGCGGCGTGGCCGTGGCGATGCTTGCGCAGCTCCAGGCGCACCACAAGGCGATTGAGTACACGCCCGCCGCGCTCGCCACGATTGCGCGCGCGCTCACGACGGGCCTGGACTTGCGGGCGCACGCGCTTGACCTTGACCGCCTGCTGCCCACGCTCACGACCGAGGGGGGCGACTAATGCCGAGCCTGATCAGCGGGGCGCATGGGCGCCTGAGCTACCCGGCGGCGCCCGTGCGGCGGGCGACGACAGGCGGCAGCCTTGACCGCCCCGGCACGCCGCGCTTTCGTGGCGCTGCGGAGACCGCGCAGCACATCACGGATCGCGCCTGGCTGCTCTCTGGACCAGCGGAGACCGGCAAAACGTTTGCGGGCCTGTGGCGCCTGGACAGCGAGGCGCGGCGCGTGCCCGACGCCTACATTCTGGCACGCAAAGTGCGCGCCACGATGGACAGCACCGTCCTGAGCACCTGGCGCCGCATCATCGCCATTCGTGGCGGCGTCACCGTCTACGGTGGCGAGCACCCCGCGTTCTACCAGTACCCCAACGGCGCGCGCGTGTGGGTGGTGGGCTTCGATAACCCTGACAAGATCCTCTCGGGCGAGTTCGGCGGCGCCTACGTCAACCAGGCAGAGGAGCTTGACGAGCAGGATTACGAGACCCTTACCACGCGCACCACGGGGCGCGGGGCGCGCACGGATACGCCGATGGTCTGGGGCGACTGCAACCCCGGTGCCGAGGATCACTGGATCAAGCGTCGTGAGGCCGTGGGGGCGCTGCGCCTGCTCGAGAGCACGCACGCCGATAACCCCACGCTCTACGACGAGGCGGGCGCCCTGACCGACCAGGGCGTGCGCAGCATGGCCGTGCTTGACGCGCTGACGGGCGTGCGCTACCAGCGGCTGCGGCTCGGGCGCTGGGTGGGCGCCGAGGGCGCCTACTACCAGCAGCTTGACGAGCACTTGCACCTCGTCACGTACCACACGGCCCCGCCAGGCTGGCGCGTGTGGGCAGCGCTCGATTACGGCTTTGCGCACCTTCTCAGCTTCGGCGTGCTTGCCAGCGACCCCGGCGGGCGCATCGTGCTGCTGGGGCGCCACGCGAGAAACCGCTGGTATATCCCGCAGCATGTGGCCGCCATGGACGAGCTCTTAGCCGCGCTTGGCGTGCCCAAGAGCGGGCTGCGCATCGTGGCAGGGCATGACTGCTGGGCCTCGGGCCACGACGACCCGGAGACCATCGCCGACAAGTTCCGCGCCCACGGCTATCTGCTCGAACGCGCCACGATTGCCCGCGTGGCCGGTGCGCGGGCCGTGGGCGAACGGCTTGGCAACCCCGCCGCATCGCCGCCCGTGCCGCCCACGCTGTTTCTCAACGACCGCTTTGGCGGGCGGGCCGTGTTCGACACGCTCGCACGGCTCACGCCCGACCCGCGCAACCCCGAGGATGTCAAGAAGATCGACGCCGACGCGGCGGGGCGCGGGGGCGACGACGACTATGATATGCTTCGCTACGGAGTTATGGCGGGGCCGCCGCTTGTGCCTGCCGCCCGCCGCCCTAGCGCCTCCCGTGCCACCTACTAGGAGCCCTGCCGATGCCCGAGCGCATT